GTATAAGTAGATGACACGCCTAGTCGTAAAACGCGAATCGCTTGGTATCAATACTAAGCATACGTCACCGTCCTATATAGATGGCAGCGATGAACAAGTATTGGTTAGTTCTGATTACGGATTGCCAACAACTAGTCCTTTAGGGGCTAATTTGCTTGAGGGTCATGTTCATAGTATTGGTTATACCTATCCATTTTCAGCAAAACTTGCTGATGGTGCTAACTTCGATATAGCGATTGCGTTTGCTTCTGGCATTCAGCCTAAAGTAACTATTGAAGGCTTATGTGTTGGCAATGCAATGGGCTACTTGTATGAAAATGCAACCACATCAGGCGGTACTGCATTAGCTCAGGTTAATTTAAATCGCAACAGTGTTGATACAGGCAATGCTGCTGCGGTACTAAATCCTACGGTATCTGCCACTGGGACATTGCTTGGCAGTTATGTTCTTATTGGTGGCGTTAAAAAGAAGGCAACAGGTGGCGATTTGACTTCAGTCAGTATGCTGCTAAAACCACTTACAACTTATTTGCTTCGTCTAACCAATGTCAGCGGGGCAGATCAAGCAGCAGAAATGACTATTACTTGGTACGAATAACATGGCTGAACCAAAGAAACTCACAGTAGAGCAGATTATTAAGCGTCAACAGCTTGCTCAATCTCGCAAAGACAATTTCCGTGACTTGTACGAAGATGCGTACGAGTTTGCATTGCCACAGCGTAATCTTTACGACGGTTACTATGATGGCAGGGTTGGTGGTCAGAAAAAAATGAGTCGTGTATTTGACTCAACGGCTATTAGCTCAACCCAGCGTTTTGCTAACCGCATGCAATCTGACATTTTCCCGCCACAGCGTAAGTGGTGCAAGCTAGAAGCAGGGAATGAAATACCACCAGAGCGCAAGCTAGAGGTAGAACAAGCGTTAGATTTATTTAATGATAAAATGTTCTCAGTCCTCAAGCAGTCTAACTTTGACATTGCGATTGGTGAGTTCTTGCTTGATCTATCAGTTGGCACAGCAGTTATGTTGGTTCAGCCAGGTGATGGTGTTATCCCAATTAATTTCATTCCAGTGCCTCAGTACCTTGTGTCATTTGAAGAAGGTGCCAACGGTCAGGTAGACAATGTTTACCGTCGCATGCGCCTGAAGGGTGAGGCTATCAAGCAACAATGGCCTGATGCACAGATTGATGCTGAGCTACAGCGCAAGATTGATGACAAGCCAACTGAAGAGATTGAGCTGCTAGAAGCAACAATTTATGACTATGATCGTGGTGACTACTGCTATCACGTCATTCACCCTAAGTCTAAGCAAGAGATTGTGTACCGCCGTAAGGACACTAGCCCTTGGGTAGTCAGCCGATTTATGAAAGTGGCTGGTGAAATCTATGGTCGCGGCCCAGTGATCACTGCGCTGCCTGATATTAAGACCCTGAACAAGACGCTTGAGTTGTTGCTGAAGAACGCAAGTCTGGCAATCACTGGTGTCTATACGGCAGCAGATGATGGTGTGCTAAATCCACAAACGATCAAGATCGTGCCAGGTGCAGTTATCCCTGTTGCTCGAAATGGTGGCCCACAAGGTGAGTCACTTCGTGCGTTACCTCGTGCCGGTGATTTCAACGTAAGTCAGATAATAATCAATGACTTACGCATGAATATTAAGAAAACACTTTTAGATGAGTCATTGCCACCAGACAACATGTCAGCACGTTCTGCGACTGAGGTTGTTGAGCGTATGAAGGAACTAGCTCAGAACTTAGGCTCTGCATTTGGTCGCTTGATCAACGAAACTATGATCCCGATTGTTCAGAAGACATTAGAGGTTATGGATGAGTCGGGCATGATTACCCTGCCTTTGAAGGTCGATGGTCAGGAAGTAAAGGTAACGCCAACATCCCCACTTGCCGCAGCTCAGAATATGGAAGAGATCAACAGCATCATGCAGTTTGCTCAGGTAGCTCAAGGCATGGGGCCAGAAGGTCAGCTTGCTATCAAAACGAGTGAGATGATTGATTATATTGCTGACAAGATGGGCGTTCCAGCAAGCATCCGCACAACGCCTATGGAGCGTGAGCAACTGATGATGGAAGCACAACAGATGATGATGGCGCAACAGCAGCAGATGATGGGTCAAGGCCCGCAGCAAGCAGCAGAAGAAGTTGGTCAGGAGATGGCTCAATGAGCGCAATAATAGGAAAAAGATTTGATGCAAATGATCCAAGCACCTATGGCACTAGACCTGATGGTTCTCAAAAAGGCGCAGGATATTTTGGGTTATTAAAAAGACCAAATGGTGACATTTCTACAGAGCTTTCTATTGGCGTTGGCATAGGCGGCAAAGAGGTGGATATTCCAACTCTTGTTCCCGGCCTGACAAAACAAGAAATTAATTACTTGCTTACTACTGAGCCAAATCCAAGAGGATTGCCTGAATCAATCGTCAGAAAAGCGGTTGATCACGCTAAAATGCGTATGGCTATGGGCAAGTCTCCATTTGCAGAACCCGGCGAACAAGTGGAGTTACCTAAATGAGCGGATGGGAAGAGTTAGAACCTATGAATGTAGTCGCAATCGACCGCAAAAAGGAAGATTTAGACATTATGATTGCTCGCACTTTCTCAACTGAGAATGGGCAAAAAGTGTTGGCATGGCTTCGAGAGGCTTACCTTGAGAATCCAAGCTGGCAACCTGGAGCTGAATCTAGCTTCGGGTTCTTCCGTGAAGGGCAGAACTCTGTCATTCGCGATATTGAAAAACGTATCAAGAGGATTAAAGAATGAGCGAAACCGAAGAAAGCGGTGGCCTTTTAGACGGTGTAGATACTGCACCTGAAGAAAGCACAACCCCTGCTGAAACGGAGATCAGCCATGCGGCTGCCGACCCAGAAGCACAGGCAGCCGAACCATTAGAGCGTCCAGATTGGTGGCCTGAGAAATTCTGGGCTAAGGACGATAACGAGCCAATGCTCGAAGAGATCGCTAAGTCTTACGCGGAGCTAGAAAAGAAGTTCCGTAATGGCGATCACAAGGCTCCAGAAGAGTACGCAAGAGACGTATTCCAAGGAATGCCAGAGGATGATCCGGTAGTGTCCACTTACATTGATTGGGCGCAGAAGAACGGAATCAGCCAAGAAGCCTTTAATGAATTAGCTCAATCTGTGCTGCAACACGGTGCGGATGAAGGCGAAAACTATAAGATTTCGCTAGAACAAGAGCGAGCTGCACTTGGCCCGAATGCCGATGCTGTGATTAAAAACATGGCGATATGGGGCCAAGGCTTTGTCGATAAAGGCATCTGGGGTGCTGAGGACTATGAAGAGTTCAAGATTTGGGGTGGTACGGCTGCCGGAATCAAGGCTCTGCAAAAGCTTCGTTCATCTTATGAAGGTCGAGTCCCTGTCGAAACTGCACCGTCACAGGATATGCCGTCTAAGGACGAGCTGTACGAAATGGTCGGAAAACCTGAGTACAAGACCGATCCAGCCTACCGCCGAAAGGTCGAGAAGATGTTTGAACAGGCGTTCGGACAGTAATCAAAGCCCTTCATAAGGCCCTTCTAAGCCCCTTCCGAGGGGCTTTTTAGTGCCTGTCAGAAAAATAAAACCAAGCATTTGGTCATAATAAAACCAAGTTTTTGACATTGATAAAACCAAGCATTTGGTCATAGACAGAAAAAAATAAAACCAAGTTTTCGATATACATTAAAAGTAATTTATAAAGTAGTTGTTGCAACTTGCTGTTTTGTGTATAGAATCAAGTCAGGCTAATCGGAATCCCGACCCTAAATAGTAGTACTCTACTCAACGGGCGAGTTGTAAAACGCAAGTTCAGGCCCACGCAATGTGGACAACCATAAGAGCGACACTTAACCGTATTTATTGATCAGGAGATCACAATGGCAATTAATGTATCAAATGCCTTTGTTACGCTGTTCGATGCGGAGGTTAAACAGGCTTACCAAGGTGAGTCTATGTTGCGTAATACCGTCCGTCTTCGTACTGGTGTAGAAGGTTCTACTCACAAATTCCCTAAAATTGGTTCAGGCGTAGCACAAGTTCGTGTTCCACAAACTGACGTTACACCAATGAATGTTGACTACTCTCAAGCTACTGTAACCTTGTCAGATTACATCGCTGCTGAGTATTCAGACATCTTCAACCAAGCAAAAATCAACTTTGACGAGCGTTCTGAGTTGGTTCAAGTTGTATCTAAGTCAATCGGTCGCCGTGCTGACCAATTGATCATCGATGCACTTGATGCTGCTTCTACTTCTTTGACTGTTGCAACTACTGTTGGTGGCGCAGGTACTAACCTGAACCTTGACAAGTTGATCGAAGCTAAGAAATTGATGGATGCTGGCAACGTTCCTATGGAAGGCCGTCACATTTTGATCCACGCTAACAACCTTTCTGGTCTGTTGGGTGAGACTGAAGTGACTTCATCAGACTACAACAGCGTTAAAGCGTTGGTAGGTGGTGAGATCAACACCTTCTTGGGCTTCAACTTCCACGTTATCGGCGACCGTGACGAGGGTGGCTTACCTAAGCCTTCAACTCGTACTTGTTATGCTTGGCATCAACAAGCTATGGGCATGGCAGAAGGTATGGGTGTTCGCACTGAGATTAACTATATCCCAGAGAA